TTTAAATATTTTAAATAAGTCCTTAGATTTATAAAACTTTGTATTATCTATAAAAGTAAAGTGTTCACTTAGTATTGTTTCATATCTAAACACTTCAGCTAATGACAAATCAGTTAGTCTTGTTCCTGTATAGAATTGTATTAACTGCCTCATTAATTGTCCACTCTTGTTTTCTCCAGCATATACACACCACTTTAAATTGTGTTTAACTGATAGACAAAGAAAGTACCATAGCTTAACTATCGATTTCCCCGTATTATCTAACCCGTTATCAATGTTAAACTCCCCACGCTTAAATATTATATGTTGGTCAAACTCAGGTATTCCTATTCCTAAACCTTTTGTTATCTTACCAGCATGGTAATCTTGTAAGTAGTCTGTTATGTTTATTTTATCTTCTAACATTTTCCAGCCAATTTTTCACCAATCGTCAATTCTTTTTTAGATTCGGCATTTAGGTATTTAGTAAAGTATTTTAATAAGTGTGATGGAAAGCCTTGTTTATTATCCTTAACCCATTTATCATCTAAACAATTATTAATAGCATACTTAAATTCTTCTACATCATAATCTTCTAACAATTTAAAATTCGCCAATTCGTCATAGCCTAACTTTTTTATATTAGATTTTAAACCTTTTGATATTCTAGTTTCATTAAATACTTTTAAAAATTGTTCGGGTGTTGTTTTTATAACACTAACAGTTTCATTTACATTAACAGTTACATTCTCTTTTACAGTTGGATTTGTTGCCTCTTGTTCAACACTTTTAACATTTGTTGATTTTGTTGGCTCTTGTTCCTTTTTGATACGCCTTGCTTCAGCACTTGCTTTTCCAGCTTTACTTCTACCTTCTCTAGTATTTTCCCACTTTTCTAAATCTCTTTTAAACTGTTGTTTAATTGGTGTAAAGGCTAAGTTAATTAGTAAATCTTCTGTTTCTGGGTCTTCATCATTTACATATTTAAAGATATGTTTAATTAATTCTCCAGCTTTATCATCTGGTAATTGTTCAAATAATGCTTTTTGATCTGCATATAAAATGAATCCTTTTTTATCACTCGCCATCTTGAACCTCCTCAATTTTATTAATCTCAGTTCTTAATGTTTTAGCGAATTTAATAGATGTTGACTTATCTAATGATATTATATTTGGAACATCATTACCATCATCTATTCTAATTGTTATTTCTCCATGTTTATTTAAAAAACACTCTAACTCTGTTTCGTTTGTTTCACTTTTATTAGACCCAATAAAAGCTATTTTATAATTTGCCATATATGTAAAGGTTTTAAGATACCAGTAAACTATTGGTTAATATAAACCCATATCAAAGTAGCCACGTGGAAGGCGTTCTAAGATACAGGTTTAAAAAAATATTTATTGTGATTTCCACGTCACTTTATAAATACAAAGATACACTTTTTATTTTAAACTATCTATCTTCTTATCTATTATTACCGTATTACTTCTAATCTTCTTTAGTTGTTTAGGTATTACAGATAGTACATAAATAGTAGTTATTACATTTAGTATTCCTAGTATTATTATTATAATTGTCATGTCTTATTTATTTAGTTATTAATTATTTACTTATTTTAAAATGGGAGATCATCATTCTCTGCTGGAGCACTATCTACTTTAGCTTCTACCTTTTCAATTTTCCACCCGTCTACTTGTGTGTACCACTTATCTTTAAATTCTCTACTAGATAAATTAATACTTACTTCTATATTATCACCTTCTTTAAAAGCCTTTAACATTTCAAGTTTATCATCTCCAAAGAAGCCAATACACACCAATGGATTGTATTCACTACCATTATTAATTACTATACTTTGTTTTTGCCAATCTTTACCAGCCTTACTAACACCAGATTCTACATCTAGTATCTTTTCTAATTTTCCTGTTACATTCATTTTTATATTGTTTTAATTGTTTACTTATTTAATTGTTAATTCAATAGTTTTTGTATCTCCACCGCAGTATAGATTGTATTTTTTAGCCATACCTATAGCTTCTTCAACATCTCCACCCATATCAAAACAAACATCAATACATTGTCTACCACTACCTCCTGATGCGTGTTTTAAATGTTCATAAACAGTCCACCCATAAGAGGCTGTAAATAGTTTACCTTTAAACACTATAATATGTGAAGTGTGAAATTCAAATGATTTAATTCTTTCTGCAACCCAAGTATTAAAGTCACACATAAAATCAAATATAGCATCCTCTGTTGAGTCCTTTGGTTTAGTTCTCATGCAGTACCTTTGGAATAAACTTATTTCTTCTACTGCTCCACAACAGGCTATTGCAAATGTTTCATCTATCTTAATCACCTTACTTTTTGTTTGTGATGTTTCTTTATCTGTATATTTCCTACCGCCATGTGTAGTTTGAGAATCTGCACCGATTATTACTTTAGTGTTATCCTTGTTAAATTTTGCTGCTATTGCTGTCATATCTATTTATTTTAATTTATTATTGATTCAATTTGTTTATATTCTATATACGCCTGTCTTTCTTTGCTCCCTATCCAGTTATATTTATCCTTCATAAATACCTCGTTTATAATCCTAGTATTCTTTTCAGCTAGATATTCTCTAGTAGCTTCTGCATAACATAACTTACATCTATACTTATATCCTGATCTACTGTCTTTTGCCTTAGAGAAATTACCCTCATAGGTTTTGTAAATCTGTTTACACTTTTGGCATACTATGTCGTTAGGGTTATTCAATCTCTAGTTAGTGTTAGTAATTCCTTATGGTTCTGCTTCATTTGTTTTGTATATGTATTCTCGTTAAGCATAGAGTCTAATATAAAGTTAATACGTACGTGTTTCCTTAACCCTAAGACACTTTCTCCTAAATCCATACATAGACTATCACTTTTTAATTTAAACTCGTTACAAGTGTTTAATTCAGTTTTAAGCTCTCTTGACTTACTAACGAAAAGTATAGTAGTACAAAAGAAACATACGGTTGCTAGTTGGTAAACTTTCATACTATCTCCCCCTTAACATATTTATTCATTAACATTCTTATAGTCTCTGAGGTGTTACCCTTTCCAGCTTCTAATTCAAAAGCTATCTTTTCTCCTACAGTTAATCTTATTTGTAATACTGTAGTCTTAGCTCTTGCCTCTTTAACCTTTTCTAAGTGTTCTTTATTAATAGTCATAATTATTTAAGTTTATTATATTTATCTATTTGTTCTTCTGACATATCAAAAGCTTTTACTAACATACCTATCTTAGTTCCTTTAGCTTTTTCTGATACTGCTATTTCTTTAGTAAATACTTTTTTAGTTGGTTCTTCTCCTTTAACATCTATATCCTTATCTGTAATCAATCCTAATACACAAGATAAAGAATAACGCCTAAAGTATGTTATAGCACTTCCAAACACTTGGTAATGATTCATAGAGGCTAATTTAACATTTGTTTCTATCTCTACAGAACCTTCTAAAGTTTCACCGCTTTCAATATGTATTAATATTGTCTTTAGGTTTTTACCATCCAGTAATTGCGTGAAAGTTAAACCATGCTTTTTAAGTAGTGGCTTTATAGTTGCAAATATTGTATTAAGATTCGCATAGGTATAGTTATACCCTTTTGTATCTTCGTGTATTACTGGCACTTCGTTTTGGAAGTCTGCTAATGCTTTGTATAATTCTTTCATATCTTATTTTTTAAAGTTTCTATTTCACTTAATGCGTCTGATAGCCTAAAAGCTAATTCCATTGTCACATAAGCGTGTTTAATTGTTGTTCTTAATGGTTGTTCAGATTCTTTATAGTAGTCTGTAGCTCTAGCTTTTTCTTCTGCTAATTCTATTAATTTTAATGGATCGCTCATTTTAATATCCTGATTTTAAATAACGGTATTGTTCCCGTCTTTGTGTTTGTTTTTTATATTGAGTATTATTAAAGTCATTTCTTTGTTTAACTTCTTCAGAGTCTATATTATCTCTTAATGATTGGATAAGCTCTTTGTTGTCTAATAACCATTGCTCTCTTTTTAAGTTCATATCCTATAGTTTGTTATATAAATTTCTTTTAGTATTACGTATTGCTTAAAAGTCTTATCATCGTTTATTAAAGCCCCGATGGCTTCTTCTTCAGATTCAAAAGAATTAAATACCATTCCATTAAATTCTACTTCTGATAATGCCTTATAATCTTCATTTCCGACAATATTATTATAAGTATAGACTCTATATTTTGTGGTTACTTCCATATCTTATTTTTTTAATGCTTGAGTTATTATATTAATTAATAAACTATCTTCAGCGTGTGTATCTAGTAACTGGCTCTTTAATTGTCCTAGCACATACTCTAAATCGTTTATACGTTCATTAGACATTATTATTTCTGTTGTTAACATTTCTTCTAGTGGTGTCATATCTTTATCTTTTAAATTCATATCTGAGGCAAATATACAACTATTTTGTAATTACACAACTATTATATTAAAAAAGATTATTTTATTTTACTTTATAGCAAAACACCCCACTATTACTAGTGAGGTGTAAACTTAAGATATGAAAAAAAGTTTTGTGTTGTGAAACACTTTGCAAAGGTACTATAATTAATTAAGCCCCATCTCTTCAAATGTCATTATATATCCATCTGGTAAAGTTATTTCAAAGTCTGGTATTATGATTTCTGTTATATCTGCATCTTCTCCACAGTCATAGTATAGTTCTTCTTTACTTCCGTACCATTCTAAAACTGTAGAGTTAGCGGCTGCTACTTCTATGTCTAAATCATTTGCGTTAAGATAAGCCTTGAACCACATTAAGGTAGTTTATTGTTCTTATGAAAGTTTTTTAAATGCTTTCCTATTAGCTTATAACTCCTCTTACCCTTAATGTGACCTTCTTCTATAAGTTTATTTAATATAGGCTCTATAACCTCTCTAGGCGTGTTAGTTACACGGCAAATAAAATCTACCTTTAAAGATTCTAAGGGCAATGCTCTAAATAGTCCAAGTACTTTCATTCTTATCATTTCAACTCTATATTAAATAGCATTACAAACCAGTTAAATTGAAACCCAATAACACACCAAACAATAGCATTACTATCTAGTTTATTATAAAGAGCGTGGTCAATCTCTATTATTATTTGATCTGCTATTCTTTGTAGTATTCTTATCATTGCCAACTATTGTCTAATGCCCTTTGTAAGAAGTCACAATATACTTTATTAGTAACCTTATATTGATGGTCGCTTTCTTTACAATATAATATTCTTTGGATAGTTCCACGTTCTGTATATGTAGTATCGTATAGTTCCACATTACTACTTCCACTTACAGGGCAACACCATTTAGGTTTACCCTTTCTTACCCCTTCGTGTGTTACAGAACCAAAATAAGGTTTTAATGTCATATAGAGTTCTTCAGTAGCTACTATATCTCCTATATTATAATCTACCATCTTCTTTAAATACTCTTTTTGTTGTTTAGGTGTACCGTCTTCTATCATATCCCACATTAGTATTCCTTCATGCTCTAACTTCTGAACGCTTAAACCAAAGTATTTACACATATAAGCCATAGAATAAGACTCTAACCTCACAACTCTTTTAGCTTTTCTGTATATATCATAAGACTTTACAAACCTACTAAGGTGTAGCCTGTACTTTATAGCTCTAGCGGATACTATCTTATTATCAAAACTGTTATTATTGAATCCAATGACTACAGAAGCCTTGTTATATTCTTTAATAAATTTAGTAACCATTATCTCGTCACTATGATCTTTATCCCAAGTTAGATGGTGTACTTTATCTTCTCCAACCCATTTCCAAGATATACTAATTATTGTTGTTTCACCTCTTAGATTCTTATACCCTACATACTGCTTGCCAGTATTCCACACCTTAGAGTTAATCCTACTTGTTTCTATATCGTAAACTAATACTTTATCATCTTTAGTATTCTTATACATTACATTGAGACCAAACTCTTTAGCGTATAGCCTTATGAGTCTTTCTCCACACCCCCATTCTTTCGATAAGATTTTTTGTATTTCTTTCTTTGGTCTGTTACTTGAATATAAGTCTATTATCCTTTGCCTTTGTTTTAAATTTAAAGGTTTAGCTGTTAAATCTGCCATAATCTAGTTTTAGAATTATGTAAATGTAAACAAAATAAATTAAATGTTATTTCTTAGCGTTTCTCATCTTATTATACTTCTCTGCGCCACGACTGCCAAAGTACGCAAAGTAAACAGTAATTAATAATGCTTTCATTAAATCTATATAATCAGCTTTTACATCAAAGTTCCAACCCTCTATAGAGTCAGTAAACATTAATAGAGTGATTATAAAAGTTAAAAACATTAATGATAAAGGTCTAACATTCTTACTTAACCAACTATCGCTAACCATATCTGACTCCCAGCGTTTAGTTATCTCTTGCATTTCGCTTAAATCCATTTTAAGCATCTCTAAAGCCATTTCTTTATCTTGGGTGGTTATACTGTCAGATTTACCTATAGCGTCTGCTAGTTTGTTTAATTGACCTATACCAGTAATGTTACCAGCTAAATCTAATATATCTGGTGCAACGTCTTTAAGTTTACTTAAGAAGCTTCCTACTCTTGTTTTTTTATGTTCGTCTTTATACTTTCCCATTTATATAGACTTTTCATTATAATTAGAGTAAACAGTACGTCCGTTTTTCTTACTCGCTACTAATATCTGTTTTTTATTATTGTTAGGATCGTATGAAACATGAACCCAATTAGGATTAGTTCCTGTTCCAAATTCCCAAATTAATTGCTTAAACTCTAAGTTATCTTTTATGTAATTGAATATATCTACGTTAGCTAATTTACCATATATATCAGCATCTATATCTAATGCCATACCCTTACAATGGTCTGAAGTTCTTGACCCTCCTACAGCTCTATTAAGTTCTTTACCTCTATAACCAGATGATATACCAATAGGCACTCCAAAGTGTACCCTGATAGGCTCAAATATATGTTCAGCAATAATATATAGATTAACTTCATGCTCTGTTGTTGGTGTGTTATCTATACCTTTTCTAGTAGCTGTATTAGATTTAATAACCTCTTTTAGTGTTAAATGATTTGATAAATTCATAATTAATCTATTTTAATGACATTCCATTCTTTGCCCTGCATCGCCTATATAATAATAATACTTATAGTCTTCACTATAAAAAGCATCTCTTTTTTCACCATCAGGACACTTGTAAACTATCTTATATTTAATCTTTCCAGTACGTTCATCAATAGACTTATTAATTCTTAAACCTACAGCGAATGAATTACTTTTCTCTTCATACCAAGTAACTACTCTATCTATTCTTTTGTACTCTTCAGTATCTCTTATAATTAACCCAGCAATATAGCCTAACAAACCAATAGTAATAGTTGGGACTATCATAGTCATTAATACATACTTAACAACCTTTGAACCTATAGCTTTCTTATTCATTACTTTTCTAGTAGTTCTATTTGATCCATTAACAATCCATTAGTCTTATCTCTATCTTCAATCCCTTGTTTTAACTCAGCACAATAATTACCATACTTTTGTATATTAATCCTTTGATCTTCTATTATTTCGTCTTTAGCGTTGTTCTGATTTATTAAAGTTTCTACTTTTCCAGTTAGAAGCACTAACTTCTCTTCTAAATCTTCTATCAAACCCTTATAAAATTCTTGGTAATTTAAAGCTAATTCTATATCTGCTTTCTTCTTGCCAAATATATTACTAAGAAGCCATACAGTAACACCACCGCCAAACAAGCTTGTAAGAGTGTTTATTATGTTAAACCTTTCCATTATAATATTATTGAATCAATATAGTCGTGATATTTTAATTGTCCAGCAGTTGTTGGATGCACACCATCATCTAAATCGCCTAACTCTAAAATAGGTTTACCATCAATATAAGTACACCAAGACCTAACCCCACAAGCTATACCCATGTTGGTTCTATATAAATCTAATATAGCATCATCTGTTGTTGTTAATATTGGAGAAATACAAAACACCTCTATTGTTGGATCAGCTACATTTATTGCATCTAAAAGTTGATTATACCTCGTGTTAAATGTTGCTGCTGGTAGACCCCCTAAGAAATCATTTATACCCATTGCTATAACTAATTTCTTAGTAGTTGTTGCGTTTACAAAAGCCTGTTCTATCCATTCGTTTGTCGTTGCTAGTTGTGGAGCAGTTGTAGCTATTTCACTTATTGTTGATCCAGCATAACCAATTATTTTAATATTTTTACTGTCTGTATCTCTTATTAATTGAGCACAACCACTTGTAAATTTAGTTGCATTTGAGCCATTCATTATTGAGTCAACTAAAAACGCTATAACTTCAGAAACATCCCCTTGTCTCTCTAGCGTGAAATTAGTACCCCCTAAAGAGATAGATTTCAACCTACAACCGTTAAATGTGGTCGCATTGATTCTCATTTCCATTAACTTAACAGACTTACTTCCTCCAGCTAGTGTAACTGTTAAAGGGACACCATCAACTAAAGTTAATTCAGAATCAAAAACCCCATCTATCCATAAGCCAACTTTATCAGCTAACCCATCAACACTAGCAACAAGATACATTTCTGTTTCTGTTGTTGTGAAATTAAATTCAGCATTTGTTGATCTTTTAATGTAGTCGGTGGACACTTCATAAACAACGCTGTTATCAAATGTGGTTAATAAATTACTGTATGTTTCATTAACTACATCTGCCTCAATTGAAGTTGTGCCAGTATTAATATCAGCCGACCCTATTAAGTCAATAAAAGTCCAAGCGTTTGTAGTGTCGTTGTTATAATTATCTCCAGAATAATTACCCATTCTGTAATAACTAATTCCGTTTGAAATATTTGATTCGTCTATAGGTTTGCTGTAATTGTAAATACCATCCCATTGAGCTTGTGAAAGGTTTTCTGCTACTGTTAATAAATTAAGGACATTTAAAGGCGTAAAAATAGTTAACCCCCCACTATTATAATTTCTAACACCTACATACCCATTATCTAATCCTGACATACTAGCACTATCAAACCAAACAGCTTTATCAGTCGTATTCGTATATGCTTGTGGCACTACTACATTGTTAACTCTTATTTTACAGTCTGTTAGCTCTTTACTAACACTTACCATGTTCCAACTATTAACCGATAAAGGAACGTCTGTTGTGTCTATTTGCCATTGAGCAACACCACCAGCGACTACGAACAAACTTATTAATCCACTTCCTTTCATAAAGAAACGAATTTCGCTATTACTATCTGTATCAGAATAAGACCAAATAACACCTGAGCCTGTTGGAGATTCGTCTGGAGTTTTAAACCAAATGTTTATTGAGCTATCATTCCCAGCAGCAACCAATGGTGCTAGTGTTGGTGTTATATCTAAATACTCATCTGTTCCGTTAAGGTTTAATGATTTAGTAGGGAAAGTCCATTGATCCCCAGTAATACCGCCAACACCTATAACATTGTTGTTGATTAACATTATGCTGGTTGATTAGTCAGTAATATAATATTTGTTGCAGTTGTATTAGTTGCCATTACTTTTCTAACATTAAATGCTAAAGTTGTACCAGAAGCTACATTTTTAAGTGTAACAGCTACACTATCCCCCCAACACATAATAGCTACATCACCACCAACACCAATAAATAATGCTGTGTCTTGTGTGAATTTAGTAGAATCTGAAGGTGTGCAAACGGCAGCGTTTTGTGCTTGTTGTATAAGAGCCATGATTGTATTTTTGTATTCTATTACTTAATAGAATTGTTTATATTTACAAAGTTAATTATAATATATGAAAGTTTTAACAATAATAACTAGTTATCAAAGAGAAAAAGAACTATTAAGCCTTTTAGCTAGTTTAGACAAACAAGAGACAGATATAATAATATTTGATGATAACTCTGATTTTCAACTAGATAGAGACGATTACATAAAGTTTAAGTCTAACTATGGTAAAGAATACTTTTGGATGAAATTTATCCGTATATTTGCAACCGTCAAAAAAACATACGATTACTATATAATACTACCAGATGATATTTCCGTTAATGATAATTTTATATCTAATGCTGTACAGAAGTGGGAGGACTTGCGAGATGATAAAAAGATATGTTTATCACTCCTTACCGATGGGCGTATAAATAAACCTAATTGGACTAATTTTAAACCGATAATTAAAGATGAATACATACAGACTCAATGGCAAGACTTTTGTTTTATATGTAACAAGGAGTTTTTTACAGTCGAAATACAGCCAATATCGTTACAAAGGTGGCAAATACTCGGAAAATCGCTTAGTATTGAGCTTGGAAGTGGGTTAGGTGGTCAGATAAGCCGTTACTGGCATGATAAGGGTAAAACCATGTATCACGCTAAAGAATCTCTAGTTAAGCACTCAGATAGTGAATCTAAGCTAAATCCTATAGAAAGGGCTATTAATCCGCTTTAGTATATACTCATCTTGCCATTCATGTGAGCAGTAAAGTATAATATTTGCTTTGGTGTTAAATTATCAACAAACTCTTTAAAATACTTTTGATATTTCTTATGGTTGTTATACCTCCACTCCTTTTCTAAATATTTATATAGTTCATCATTCATAATAAAAGAACGCCCCTTTCATTGTAAACACTATCTCCATTATCTTCACCTCTTAAAGCAGTCCAACACGCAAAAGCATTAACTAGTGCTACCATTCCATCTACCTTTTCTCTACTCTTCTTTTTATCTATTTTAATATTGTCTGCTGGATCAATACTTAATTCTATATTCTGACAATGCCACCTTAAAACAGGATTACCACCGTGAGCAAGTTTACCACTAAGCACTAATGCCTCTACTTCTTTTGTAGGTTCACTCATGCTTCTAAAACCTTGTCTCATTTCTAAACCTTCTATTCCTTCATCGTCTAACAAGTGTAATAATCCCATAGCACCCCAAGGATCATAAGCAAAACCTTTTACATTGTATTGGTCATAGTCTTCCATTATAGCTTTACAAATAATTCTCACATCTGTTACACTCTCACCAGCCGCAATAATTAATTTATCTCTTTGCCATTGTTTATAGTTTGCTATTTCGCTTTTCTTCTCAATAGTTTCTTGTGGAATCCAAAATTTAGGTAATACCCAAACAGGCTCACCTTCATAACTTGGAGGGAATATTAATACAAAAGCGTTCATATCTGTCTTAGCTGCTAAATCAATACCACCGTAACAATCACGTCCTGTTAAATCTGGTAGAGATTGGTCGCACTTCATCCAATTTTCATCACTTATCCAAGACATACTACTATTAGTCCATATATTAAGATTCTTAGTCTTAAATTGAACCTCCTTACTTACTCCCTGATTTATGGCTTGTTGTAGTTGTTGCCTCATATATTCCATAGTAGGCGTAATACCTATATTTGGATTAGCTTTAACCCAAACACTTTCATCCTTCCAATCATCATCGTCATCTAGTGTATAAATTACACTAAACAAACTATCATCTGTTTTAATTCCTTGCAATACTTCTGTGGCTACTTTCCTTTCTTCAGCATAACAAGGGAATTGCTTTTCAAATCCAGCAGTTGTAATAATAAATAACATTGGTTGGCTACGTGAACCCATACCAGTTTGCATAACTTCTAGTAAGTCTGAATTTTGGTGGGCGTGGTATTCATCAACACATACAAAATGGGGATTACTTCCATCTTGTTTCTCTGAGTTAGCAGCTAATGGTTCTAGTTTACTGTTAGTACTTAGTACACTTACATTAACTACTCCAATAGTTACCAGTTTCTTTACACTACTATAATCTTGAGCTAGTTTACTAATAATTTGTCTAGCTGCTAAGAATACTAATTTAGCTTGATCGTTTCTAGTTGCTACACAATATCCTTCTTGCCCGAACTCACCATCCTTTAAAAGCATATAAGCACAAAGAATGGCAGCCTCTTCAGACTTACCATTCTTTCTTGCCACCTCAAAATATACTTTTCTAAATCTTCTCTTACCGTCTAAGTTCATCCAACCCATTAACACCCAATATCTAAATACTTGCTGTGGTGTAAATTCAATAGTTTTTCCTTGTGCTGCTAAATCTCCTTTTGTATATTTACATAGAGCAGAAAACTTAAGAAACTTAATAGCGGCATCTTCATTAAATACTAAATCATTTCTATCTAAGTCTTTGACGTGCCTATCTATAGATAACTTAACCCATTTACAAGCTACTATAGTGCCGTCTTGAACATCACTAATATATTTGTCTACTATCTTTTTATACATTAACCTAAATTATCAAAATCATCACCATCTTGTTTAGGTGTTACATTTACTTTTGTTCTAGCTACTGGAGTTAAACCAAACTCTTTACACAATGCGATATATTCTCTATAGGCACTTTTCCAGTTATTTAGATGTGGGCTGTTCTGCTCCATGCCATTAGGAGTAGTTATGATATAATTACCAGTTCTTATAATATCTTTGGAATGACAGTAATGCCCCCACATATCACACAACATTATTAAAGCGTTTATATCTGTAGTTTGTATTACACCCATTTCTGAAAGTTCTATAAATGCCCTATCCCATTCATCCCTTGCGTAGTCGTTTAATAGTATGTCTTTGTTTATAGTTTCAATTGTTGCTATAGTTCCTTCCATAGGATTTTCTTTTATCCTACACTTTTTTAGTGTTCCTATTAATGCTTTCTCTTCGTTTGTCTTACTCATCCCAATTTCTATATAGTTGTACTGCTAAACTTATAATACTTAATGATATAAATAATAATAACAACATTAGTTTAAATGTATTACATATTGATTCTTACTACCTATTAATATTTCATATAGTTGCAAACCATTACGCCCATATATTAAACAATCATAATGTGGGTAAGTTACCGTGTAGTATATTTCTTCTTTTGGTTTCATATTGTAAATATAGTAATAATATCTTGAACCCCCATCCTAGAAAAGTGGATGTAAAAAAGGGAAAG